ATCAATACCTGTATTCATCTGTGGGAACATAGAATACATAGTTGCATCTTGAGTAGGAAATATTTTATATACTGCCATTATTTAATTATTATAAAGGTACTACTTTACCTTGAATGTCTGTGTCTAAGTATTTTACTTCAAATATAGATGGATCTAAACTAGGATAGATAACATTATTTGCTGTTGCTCCTGTAATATCATAAGCATAAGGTGAATATCCAAGGTTAACTCCGACTTTATTCACTATTTCTATATTTTTAACAGTTTGAATTCCTTCTATTCTATCTAATATAGCGTATAAATTACGTAATATAATAGGTTGATTAATTTGCCAATTGTCAATTCTAAAATAATCTTGTAATGCTAATATACCTGCTATTAATACATCATTATTATTGTAATTAGGTAAAACTATAACTTCAAAATTTACTCCAATATTAATAATAAATCCATCTTTAATATTGATAGAATCATTAACCATTCTATATTGTGATAGATAAGTTATTAAATTTTGTTTTAAAGCGGGTGATGCTGTTGTTAATTTACCTTGAGCATCATTACTTAAAACATATAAATCTAATATTGAATTAGATTCACCAGCTGATATTGATTGTGCTTTAGTAGGTTCAATGTATGCTTTAGCTATTGTACCGTATTTAGCAGGCATAGCTAATGATCTAACTAAATAATCATCTTGAGTAACATTACGTTGTTGTGATGCAAAATTAGCAGATGAATTTTGTCTAATTTCTTCTGTTGTATCTCCATCACCTCCTCCACTTGCTGCTATTGGGTTAGTTGCTGCTAAAGTTGTAAAAATTTGATTAGCTGTTGTTGGATTTAAATTACTATTTAAAAATTTAGTAGTCGCATTTAACGTAGTTAGGTCATTAGATGGCACATTTGCTGTAACTCCACCTCCAGTTAAGTATCTGAGGGTTAATGTGGTATTAGACGGAGCTATACCATATGTGCGAGTAAAGGTAAAATTATTAGGTGAATATGCTACTGTTAATCTATCTTTTTCAAATGGTAAACCTAAACCAACATTATCTGGGTTAGGAATAATTCTCTCATCTACATCTGTTGCTGTACCAGCTCCAAATTGGATTTGCATTGATCCTGTATTTAAGAAACGAGTAACAAATCTTCTTTGTACTTGTTCTAATTGCAATAAATAAGGTGTATCTCCTTGATATTGTGATAAATAAGGATCGTTAGTATTAGTATTTCTAATTGAATTATAAACTGTATCTTGTGCTAAATAATCAACTTCATACCATTGATTACCCTCTGTATCATAGCAATCCAATATACCTATAATTTTAGAATCATTTAATTCTATAGTATTAAATTGAATAGGTTGAGTAAATGAATATGTTTTAGTATTAATATTAGCTGAAATAGCTTTACGAGTTTTTCTTAATAAGAAATAATTAGGTGTTCCTGCTGTTGATTGATATACAGTTACTTCAGTTGGGTCACCTGAACTTGATACTGAGAAATCAATTGGGTCTTCAATTAAAAAAGAAATTGTAGAATCAAGTGATGATATTACTCTAGCATTTGGTTCAATATATAAAGCATAACTAAAATCAGGATAAACATTACCACTTCCACTAGCTGGAACTTGTTGATAAAAATTAACATCAACTAATGCTACACCTGTAGTTTTAGGTTTGTAACCAAACATATAAGCTAATTCATATAAGTTATTTGTTTGACGAGCATATTGTAAAAAGTTTTCTTGAAACTGATTATCTAAATAAAAAGATAAAACATCACCTACATAAGCAGCCATTTCCATAAACATCATACCTGGTGATGCTGGTGTGAAGTCATTATATGTAGTTGGAAAATACGTTTTAGCGTAATTTACTAAACTAGATCTTAATTCTGTAAAATCTTTATTTAGATATTTTATATCTTTTGCTGTTGCCATTAGTTAAATGCTATGTCTAATTGATCACTTATATTAGTGTCTGCTATTGTATATTTTATAGTTACTACCATTTGATTATAATCTGGGTATTCAGTAACATATAATGAACCTACTATTACACTTGGGAAATATAGATTTATTTGGTTTTGAATATCTTCTTTTAAAAAATCAGTTGTATTTGAATTTATTTGTTCAAATATATATTTTCTTAAATCACCACCAAAATTTGGACTTAAATAACGTTCAGTTCTATTAGTTAAGAAAAAATTAATTAAATTATTCTTAATAGCTTCTTTAGTAGTATATGTTGATAAAAATACTCCAGGATTATTAAAATTTAAACTAGTACCAACGGCTGTGCCGGGTTTAGTATCAATAGGAAATATTTTTTGTGCACCAAACGCCATTATTATTTATTTAATAAGCTCATAATTTGATCTAATCCAACATTACCTTCAGGTAAAGATCCATTAACTGCATCGCCTCCTCTAGGTACAAATGTATTAGCTGTAAGAGCTTCTGTTGTCATTGTTTTACCAGCCGCCATATCACCTAAAATACTAGCCATAACTGCTTTCTTAGCGTTTGGATCTAATGGTTGACGATTAATTGGTTGTACTGATTCTGTAACAGTTCCATAACTACCTTGGCCTACTGAGGCTTTAGGTGCTTTAACCGCTTCTAAAAGTATTTCTTTCATTTCTTCAACGAATACTTCACGAACGGCTTCTTTAATGATTTTTTTAAATTCTTCTGATTTCATCGTGTTATAAATATTAAATTAATAAGCTTCTAAATTATCTCTATCAATTATTAGTTTTAATTCATTAATTAATGTTTGATCATCAGTTGTAAATGATAATTCGGTTTGAATTAATGTAATACCGTCTTGATTTTGACCAAGTGCTCTTCTACGAATTACTGTAGGAGTGTATGGTACTTCTTCGATTATAATATTAAAGCCTTTGTAAGTTGTTTGGTTTTGTGTTTGAGTTGATTTAGCTTGTATTTCCGCTATATTTTGTATTTCTTTAGATATTGGAAGTAATGGATTATTAGGATCACATTTTTCTAAAACAGTATCAATTGATTTTAGTAAAGCAGTTGCTACTAATATAAAACCACCAATAATAGATGCGACTAAAGCGGCGCCTCCAATTATAGATGTATATTTTTGTAATCTAGAAGTACCTGTAGTTGGATCTAAAATTGCTGTTGTTTTAGCATTATTTAAAGTAGCTAAAACGCTAGGTAAAGCAGGAGCAAGTGCAGGAAATGCAGCCGCCGCGACTTTCGCAGCAATTTTAGCTAAATCAATTGCTTTTATAGCACCTTGTAAAATTGCTAAAAATGTAGCAACACCTGTTAATGATAATGTAATAATATTTAATGTTCTACCAATTTTATTTAATTGACTAACTATTAAATCTCTTTGTTGTCTTATTTTATCTAAAGTAGCTTTATCAGGACAAAAATCAGTATTAATATATTTTTGTACTTGAGTGACTATTAAATTTTCTAATGCTGGGTTGACTATAGTTTTTATTTGGTTACCTATTACTAATAATAATAATGGTAATTTTGCAATACCCATTGCTTTTAAATCATTTGGAGTTGCCTGTTCAATTTCAGTAGCACTTACTGTAGTTGTATTAGATTGAGCTAATGCTAATTGTTCATCAGAGGCTTGTTGTAATCTACTCTGTTCTAATTCTTCTGGAGTTATAGTTGCCATTATATAGTTTTAACAGTATTAGATTTTAATTTTTCAAGATTACCTTTAATTTTTGTTAAAGCGTAAGATAATGAATTTGCTGATGTATTTAAAGGTGTTAAAGCTCCTGGTATAGTTGGAATTTGAATAGCTGAACAAACTTGTAAAAATTCATTTAAGTTATTAAGTATTGAATTTAAAGTTGCTATAGTACTATCACCTAATAAAACCGGTTGAACTGCATTTTTAGAACCTAATAATACTTTACCAGACTGAATTATAGTTGTAGGAGCATCAATATTAATTGATTCTACAGCATTTAAATTTACTGATTTAATAGAACTTAAAAGTAAATGATCTTGATTTGTATTTAATACTATACGACCTGAATTATATATTAATTGAGGTCCATTAAATTTATTTATATCTTGAGGTGGGTTATTAGGATAACTAAAATAACTAACACTAGATGCATTTAATGGTATAGTTTGTGTACTAGTTAAATAAATAGAAGTTAAATCATCATTAATATTTTCTACTATAGGTAACCAACCTTTAGAATCTACATTTAATGGTTGACCATTTCTAATAATAGTGATAGGATCTCCAGATTTACTTGGACCTTGAGACCAATTATTTAATCCTATTGAAGGTAATTCTTTAGTTTTAATTGTTGAACCAAAACGAATACTATTACCCCATCTTCCTTCTTGTATTATATCACCTTCAAAAGGTAATAAAGGATGAATATTTGAACGTTCAACAAATGTTTTACCTAAAAATATTTCTGTTGATTGATCTGTTACACGTCTAACACTACCTAATGTAGATTGATTATAATCTTTTTGTTGTGACGGAGGAGGTATATTTGAATTAACAGGATATCCATTATGATGTGGATGATTCCATATACTTACAGTATTAATATAATAAGCTATTTTATCAGTAGTTGTTTGACCTATTCCTGTATTAGGTAAAGATATAAGATAAACAATTTCATTTACTAAAGGTAACGCTTTAGTATTAGGAGATACTGGTTTAGCTAATGGCCATATAGTACTAGGAAATAAGTTAGGAGTAGATACTGAATCGTATTCGATAGTACCTAATCCATTCCATTCTCCTGCTTCTATAAATCTAGGGTGAGTTTCATCTAGTATTATAGATTTAACCCTAACAGCTCTTATTAAATTATTTAAAGCTAAAGCAGTGTTAATAGCATAGTTTTTGTTGGTAGTATCAAAATTACCAAACAATGAACCAAATCCATATTTAACTGTCATTATCTTTGCTTATTTTTTCTATTTCGGCTAATAATTGTGTTTTTTCTTCATCCGATAAATCAAATCCATTACCTGCTTCAGCTGAATTAGATAAAGCACGTTGAACAATAGTTGCCATTTTAATTAATTGTTCATCATTTTTAACACTTATTTCTAAATATTCTTTAATTAAAGGTACAATTAATGTAGCGTCACCAATATCATTGATTAATGGTTTTAATTCGCCGATTAATGTTGATATTTGTTTTTCTTTTTTCTTTTGATTATCGTATATCTCGCTTAAGATATCAGAGAATTTCTTGTTTCCAAAAACAACTGATTCTAAATTACTCATGATTTTTATTTATAAATATGATACTTAGAAATTTGTATATCCGTTTTCAATATAAAATAAATAATGTTCTTTAAATATATCACCTAGTCTATTAGCTATTTTAGTAATTTTAGGTGTTTTTACATCAATTATTTCACGGATGTATATATAAAGTGCTTTTTTATTAAATATATCTAATACCTCACGTTTACGAAATAACTCAAGAATTGCGTCAGCTATTTTAGCATCACTATCTTTAGGAAATAACGTTTTTAAATTATTAGAACAATATTCAGTATATAGTGTTAAGAATTCATTTAGGCGTTCATTAGGTGGGATATCATCGATTTCATACGAATGTTTCTCGTCTTGTTCCAAATCCTCAATTGGTGCTTTATCAATACGTTTTTTATAATTTTTAGTATTAGATATAATTAAATATCGTTTTACAATAGTACCAAAGTAAGAATATGCTTTAGCACCTTTACTTGGATCAAATAAATGAATTTTACTTAATAGAAATGTTATAATTTCATGTTGTAAATCTTCAATATTATCTACCTCTGTATAATAAAATTTAAACGTATGTATAATATTCTCCGTTAGCTTAAAAAAAGCATAATGGATTCTTCTATTATAGATTTTATCACGTTCATCAAAGTCTAAAGACTTATTATAAGCAACGATAGCATCTTCTGTGTCTTGAGTAAAGTACCTAGTAGAACTTGGGTTCTTAGGTAAATTACTAGCGTTTATTATTGAACTCATTCAGTGTTGCTTGTATATTTTTTACTTCTTTAAAAAAGAATCCTATT